GATGATACAATAGCATACTTATCTCAAAAATTAAAAGATGATGTCATAATTTATTCAGCTGATCAGGATTTTTTACAATTAGTAAATAAACGAATTACAGTTTATTCACCAATTAAAAAGAAATTTTATAGACCAAATGATGTTTATGAGCAATATGGTATGCATCCTTATAATTTCATTACAATGAAATGTTTGATGGGTGATAAATCAGATAATTTACCTGGTGTTAAAGGGTTAGGTCCTAAAAAACTAATGAAATATTTTCCTGAAATTGCAGGTGAAAAATTATTTACTTTGTACGAAGCTTACCAAAAAGCAACTGATAAAGTTGAAGAACATGGGATTTATGGTAATGTTCATTTATTTAAAGAACAACTTGAAATAAATTATGAATTAATGTGTTTAGAGAATATTCAATTATTAGAACATGATCAGAAAGAATTAGATGAATTAATAGATTCACCACCATACAATCTCAATAAAAAAAGATTTTTTGAAATGTATGAAAAAGATCTACTAGGAAGAGGAATCCCTAATACAGAATTTTGGTTAGCAGAAGTTTTTTCATATCTTCAAAAATATAAATAGGGTTATGACATTAAAAAGTTTATCTCAATATGGTCCTCATTTTCAAGTAAAAGTATTACATTCTTTACTTAAAAATAAGAAATTTACTCTTAATATTAGAGATGTTATTATGCCTTCTTATTTTGAAAATGAAGCTCATAAATGGATTGTTAGAGAAGCATTACAATATTTTGATAAATTTCATGCTAACCCAACTTTAGATTTTTTAAAAATTGAAGTTAAAAAATTAGATAATGAAGTATTAAAAATTGCTATTGTAGAGCAATTAAAAGAAATATACAAATTAACTAATGATGATCAGGAATATGTTGAGGGTGAGTTTTCTAGTTTCTGTAAAAACCAATCATTAAAAGATGCATTACTTAAATCAGTAGATTTACTTGCTAGTGGAATGTTTGATGATATTAGATTTACAATTGATAATGCATTAAAAGCAGGACAAGATAAGGATATAGGGCATGAATATATGAAAGATATGGAAGCCCGTTATAAAGAAGAAGACCGTCAAGTACTACCAACACCATGGGCTGTTATAAATGAAAGATTAATGGGTGGTTTAGGTGGAGGAGATTTTGGTTTAATATTTGGTTCTCCTGGTGGTGGTAAATCTTGGAGTTTAGTTGCTTTAGGAGCACATGCTCTAAAATTAGGATTAAATGTTGTTCACTATACTTTAGAACTGTCAGAAGGATATGTAGGTAAAAGATATGATGCCCATTTTGTAAATCAACCAGTAAATACTATCCATCTTCATAAAGAAAAAATAGATGAATATGTTAAAGGTTTAAAAGGAACTTTAACAATTAAAGAATATGCACCTGGGCAGGCATCTATGTCAACAATAGAGGCTCATATATCAAAAGTTACAGATTTAGGATATGCTCCTGATTTAGTAATTATTGATTATGTAGATTTATTAAAAAGTACTAGTGGTTCTAAAGATGAAAAAGAAAAATTAGATAATACTTACATATCCACTAAAGCTTTAGCCAGAACTTTAAATGTTCCTATTTGGTCTGTATCACAAGTTAATAGAGCAGGTGCAAGAGATGAAACTATTGAAGGAGATAAAGCAGCGGGATCATATAATAAAATGATGATTACAGATTTTTGTATGTCCTTATCCAGATTACCTCAGGATAAAATTAATGGTACTGGTAGATTTTTTATAATGAAAAATAGATATGGATTTGATGGAGTAACTTACCATGCTGATATAGATGCATCAACAGGCCATATAAAGATGGATGAAGAACCAAGAGCATTTGTTGAAAATGAGCCTATTTCAACTTCAAATAATTTTAATGAACCAACAAAAAATGATAAATTTGTATTAAATCAACTTTTTCAAGATTCTTCTGTAAGTAAAGATGAGAAGTTATGATATATACTATAGTTATTACCCCGTTTTTAAAAAAATAATTTATGAGAGATATAACCCAAGAAAGAATAGTTTACAAGCCCTTTGAATATCCAGAAGCACATGATTACTGGATGAAACAACATCAAGCCCACTGGTTACATACTGAAGTTCCTATGATGTCAGATGTTAATGATTGGAAACAAAATTTAGATGAAAATGAAAAAAATATTATAGGTACCATTTTAAAAGGATTTGCTCAAACTGAAACCGTAGTAAATGATTACTGGACTAATTTAGTAACTTCTTGGTTTAGAAAACCCGAAATCATTAAAATGGGTGTTACATTTGGTGCATTTGAAACTATTCATGCAGAAGCATATTCATTACTAAATGAAGAATTAGGATTAGATAATTTTGCTGAATTTTTAGAAGATGAATCTACAATGGCTAAAATTGAAACATTAATGGAAGTTAGAGATTCCCATGATGGTACACCTGATTGGAGTGCTAGAGCCAAATCTTTAGCAATATTTTCAGCATTTACAGAAGGTGTTAATTTATTTTCATCCTTTGCAATTTTACTTTCCTTTAAATTAAGAAATTTATTAAAAGGAGTAGGACAAATAGTAGAGTGGAGTATTAGAGATGAATCATTACATTCAAATGCTGGATGTTGGTTATATAGACAATTAATGGAAGAAAAACCAGAATTAAATACTCCTGAATTAAGAGAATCTATTAAAGAAGCAGCTTTATTATCTTTAAAATTAGAATTAGATTTTATAGATAAAGTTTATGAAATGGGAGATTTAGAAGGTTGTTCTAAATATGATTTAGTTTCATTTATTAAACATAGAGTTAATACTAAAATGGGTGATTTAGGATTAGAACCCATAGTTAATGGAATTGATAAAGAAGCAATACAAAGAATGAAATGGTTTGATTCTTTGTCTGCTGGAAAACAACATACAGATTTCTTTGCAAATCGAGTTACAAATTATTCAAAAGGTGCCCAAAATTGGGACGCAAACGATTTATTTTAATATGGACGGAAACATTAGTGTAGATACTTCAAATTGGGAGGCAGGAAAAGACTATCCTTCTTGGATGGATGAAATTTCTTTAGCAACTGTGTCTAAAGGTTATTTAATCCCTGGAGAAACTCCAAAAATAGCATATAGAAGAGTTGCAAAAGCTGCAGCTTCAAGATTAAGAAAACCTGAACTAGAAAACAGATTCTATAAATTAATGTGGAATGGTTGGTTAGGCCTTGCTTCACCAGTATTCTCTAATATGGGAACTGATAGGGGTTTACCTATTTCTTGTTTTGGTGTTGATACACCTGATTCTGTTAGAGGAATTGGATTAACAAATGCTGAATTAATGAAATTAACTTCTCAAGGAGGAGGAGTAGGTATATCTGTTTCTAGAATCAGACCTAGAGGAACTGAAATTACAGGTAATGGCAAATCAGAAGGAGTTGTTCCATGGTGTAAAATTTACGATTCAACTATTATTGCTACTAATCAAGGTAATGTTAGAAGAGGTGCTGCATCTGTTAATTTAGATATTAATCACCCTGATATTGGAGAATATTTACAAATTAGAAGACCAAAAGGTGATCCAAATAGACAATGTTTAAATTTACACCAATGTGTTGTTGTAGATGATATTTTTATGAGAAAATTAGAATCAAGAGATCAAGAAGCAATGGCTTTATGGGCAGAAATTCTAAAATCAAGAATGGAGACTGGTGAACCTTATATAATGTATAAGGATAATGTAAATAAAAATAATCCTATTGCTTACATGATGAATAATTTAGATGTAAGCATGACTAACATTTGTACAGAAATTACATTGTTTACAGATGAAGAACATTCATTCATTTGTTGTTTATCATCTTTAAACCTAGCTAAATATGACGAGTGGAAAGATACAGATACTGTAGAAGTTGCTACTTGGTTTTTAGATGGTGTAATGCAAGAATTTATAGATAAATCAAATGGTAAAGATTCATTAAAAAGAACTCATAATCATGCTAAAAAAGGTAGAGCATTAGGGTTAGGAGTAATGGGATGGCACACTTATTTACAACAAAAACAACTACCATTTAATTCTATAGCTTCAACCGCTCATACTCATAATATATTTTCAGATATAAAAAATAAAGCAGAAAGAGCATCAAGAGATTTAGCTGAAGAATATGGAGAACCATTATGGTGTAGAGGTACTGGTATGAGAAATACGCATTTACTTGCGATAGCTCCTACTGTATCGAACAGCGTTATAACAGGTGGGATTAGCGCTGGTATTGAGCCGTTACCTGCTAATATTTACACATTTAATGGCGCTAAAGGCACATTTATTCGTAAAAATAAAGTATTAGAATTATTACTAGAATCTAAAAAAGAAAACAAAAACAAATGGTGGGATCAAATGCTAGCTGATGGGGGATCTGTTCAAAACTTACCTGATACGGTTTTATCTCCTGATGAAAAGGAAATGTTCTTAACATTCCCAGAAATAAACCAACT